GGCTGAATTGCTTAAATTAGCGCAAAAACAAAGTGTTATTGACATGTACGGTAATGACGTACCAGTGGTAAGTACAACTCCAAGAAAATCAAGTATAACAATAAAATTTTAATACTATGGAAAATATAGCAAAAGCATTAGTAAAAGCACAATTAGAAATGATTACACCAAAGAAGGGAAGTGTAAACCCTTTCTTTAAAAATAAATACGCAGATTTGAATGATGTTTTAGCGGCAGTAGTTCCTGCATTGAATAATAACGGGATTGTATTATTGCAACCGTTAGTTAATATAGAAGGTAAAAACTTTGTTAAGACTGTTTTAATGCACGAATCTGGTGAAGTGTTTGAAAGCCTTGCAGAAATATTTTGCAAAAATACAAATGACGCCCAAGCCTATGGGTCTGGAGTTACATACGCACGTCGTTATAGTTTAAGCTCAATTTGTGGTATCGGTTCAGAGGATGACGATGCGCAAAAAGCAGTACAAGCCAAACCAATGGCAACGGCTGAAATATTAGCCAAAGCAAAGGCAACTAATGCAACAATGGCGCAAATTAAGACTAAATACAGCGTAACAGCTGAACAAGAAAAAAATTATTAATAACTAAATAAATAAACAACAATGGCTTTAGAAGTAACAGGAGTAATCGAAAACATTTTACCATTAGAAAAAGGACAGTCAAAAGATGGTAAACAATGGCAAAAACAAAGTTTTTTATTGAAAACAGCTGAACAATACAACAACCTTTATTGCTTTGAAATTTTCGGAGATGAGAAAGTTGAAAACTTTATTAAATTTAATAAAGTAGGTCAATCGGTAAAAGTGGATTTCAATGTAGGTTGCAACGAGTGGAACGGTAAATATTTCACTAAATTATCGGCTTGGAAAATATTTAAAGCTGATTCAAAAGAAGTTTCACAAGAAGAAATAGAAAGCGATCTTCCATTTTAATATTAATAAAAGACCCCCTATTAATTTAGGGGGTTATAAAAAACAAAAACAAAATGAGCAAAAGTAAAAATAAAAATATGCACAAATTTTATTGTTTGATGCAATTGGTCCTGGAGAATTTAGATGATTTAAAAGTAACTGCACCGAGAATGATACAATTAAAAAAAGATATTATTGAAATGTGCGAACTTTTAAATAATGAGGTTGCCGATACTTACACAATCCAAAAAAGTACTTACTTTCAAGAAATCACAAAAAAAATAGATACGATTTTAAGGATAAATTTTAACGAAAATATGTAATTATGAAAAGAATAGCTAAAAAAAATAGAATAGGTTTGGAAGTTGGTAAAGAATATACAATATATCAAGACCCTGATTTTTCTAATTATTATATAACCAGTGGATATATGTTTTTAAAAGAAAATTTAGAGAATTATTTTGAACCTGAATTAAAACAGAAAAAAGACAAAGTAGTAATCCAAGTATTAAACAAGTTCAAAGAACGCTCTAAAATAGGGATTAAGAAGTACGGTACAACTTTACACGAAAATAATACAGACGACTTTTTAAATCACTTACAAGAGGAGTTAATGGATGCGATTTTATACTTACAAAAACTTAAAAATGATGGAAAATAAACAAACAGCAGTAGAATGGTTAGTTGAGCAATTAAACTCTAAATATAGTAATGATGATTTTATTATTACCCATATTAATGAGATTGAAAAAGCCAAAGAAATGGAGAAGCTACAGATAATTAAAACTTGGTACGATTGTAAGTTATCGATAATTGAAAGAAACCCAACAGACGCAGATCAATACTATAACGAAACATTTAAACAAGATGGAAACAAATAAAATAGCTGAATTAATAGAATGGCTTGACACAGAACCGAATTTAGTAAAAGTTAAAGACGGTTTTTTATATCACGGACAATATTTTACAAATAAACAAATAATAGAAATTTATGTTAAACGAAGTTAGAGAATTCCAAACAGTAGGTCAACAAATTATTAACGATTTACCAACGGTTAACAGTTATAATGATTGTGAATTACGATACAAGCTAATGAAAGAGGAAAACCTGGAGTATTTAGGAGCGTGTTATAATAATGATAAAGTAGAGATATTAGATGCTTTGGTTGATATGGCATACGTATTATACGGTAGTATTAACTTTCACGGAATGCAGGATATATTTTCGGAAGCTTTTAGGAGAGTTCATTTAAATAATATGTCAAAGTTTCCAAATGGGGAAGTTTTAAGGAATTTAGAAGGTAAAATAATAAAGCCTGAAGGATTTGTACCTGTGGATTTAAAAGACTTAATATGTTAAATATAACAAACGAAGATAATATGGCTTTAATGGCTCGTTATCCTGATAATTATTTTGATTTAGCTATTGTAGACCCTCCTTATGGTATTAGTATTAATGTTTCAATTGGCAGGAGAAAAGGAGATAAAAAAAGCGATTATCATAAATTTGCAGGAAACGATAGTTCAATTCCAAGTAAAGAATATTTTAACGAATTAAAAAGAGTATCTAAAAACCAAATTGTTTGGGGTGGTAATTATATGACTGAATATTTAATTCCATCCTCTTGTTGGTTACTATGGGATAAGGGATTTTCTGAAGATGTAACATTTGCTCAATTTGAAATGGCTTGGACTTCTTTTAATTCAAGTGCTAAAAAATATGATAAGCACCCATCACAACAAAACAGAATACATCCAACACAAAAACCTATAGCTTTATACAAATGGATATTAGACAAATACGCAAAAACAGGCGATAAAATTCTCGACACTCATTTAGGTTCGGGAAGTATTGCAATAGCTTGCCACGATTACGGTTTTGATTTAACGGCCTGTGAATTAGATAAAGAGTATTTTAATAAAGCAATGCAAAGAATAAATAACCACGTTTCACAACAAAAACTATTTTAATTTAGTATATTTATACGCCTCAAAACGGGGCGTATTTTTTTAATCAAATAACAAAAAACAAAATGAGTATTTTTTCAAAGTATAATGACGAGATTTTAGAATTATTAGGAAAGGGTTTAAGTAATAGAGAAATAGCAAGGCAAATTTTGCCTGAACAAATTTCTGGAATAAGAAAACATATTGCCAAAATTAAAAATAATACAGGGGTTTTAAATGCGTGTAATAGTTTACAAGTAGATCCAAAAACTACTCCTATGCTTTGGTTAAAAAATAAACAAGCAAGTGTAAGAGTTGCCAATCCGTTATTTGAAAAACCTGAAGAAAAACAATTTCAAGACCTTACAACAACTTTAATAAAAGATTTACAAGAATACGCTCCTAATTTTGTAAAGTTAGAACGAATTGAAAACAAAGATTCTTATTTATTAGTACTCGATCCTGCAGACATTCATATTGGTAAACTATCAAAACATTTTGAAACTGGAGAAGATTATAACAATCAAATAGCCGTTCATAGAGTTTTAGCAGGAGTAAAAGGTATTTTACAAAAGGTTTCTTCTTTTAATATTGATAAGATTTTGTTTATTGGTGGAAATGATATTTTACATATTGACAATCCAAAAAGAACAACTACAAGCGGTACACCACAAGACACAGACGGAATGTGGTTCGAAAACTTTATAATAGCTAAAAATCTTTATATTGATGTTTTAGAAATTTTACTACCTATTGCAGACGTTCATTTTTGCTTTAATCCAAGTAACCACGATTATACAAACGGATTCTTTTTAGCGCAAGTAATTGAAACTTATTTTAAAAATTGTCAAAATATTACTTTTGATACTTCGATAGCACACCGTAAAGGTTTTAGGTATTATAATAACCTTATTGGAACTACTCACGGCGATGGAGCAAAACAAGAACTATTACCTTTATTAATGGCACAGGAGTTCCCTATTGAATGGAGTTTAACTAAACATAGATACGTATATACGCATCACGTACACCACAAGACAAGTAAAGATTATGTAGGGATCACAGTTGAATCTTTAAGAAGTCCATCGAGTGCGGATAGTTGGCATAGTAGAAATGGATATCAACACGCACCGAAAGCGGTTGAAGGTTTTTTACATTGCAAAAATAATGGACAAATCGCCAGGATTACACATATTTTCTAATATAAACTAAAAACAAAAATAAAATGCTAACAATTACTAACGAAGACAACATGGAGCTTATGGCTCGCTATCCTGATAATTATTTTGATTTAGCAATAGTTGACCCACCTTACGGGATTGGAGCTGGAGGTAAAAAATTTATAAATAGAAATACAAAAAATTTAAAAGCAGAAAAGTTTTATAGAGATAATGATTGGGATATAAAACCGAATAAAGAATATTTTGACGAACTAAAAAGAGTTTCTAAAAATTATATTGTTTGGGGCGGAAATTATTTTATAGATAATTTAGAACCAAGTAGGTGCTATATTGTATGGGATAAAAAAACTGGTGATAATAGTTATGCAGATTGTGAAATAGCATTAACTAATATTGATGCAAACGCAAGGATTTATACTAAATTCTGGTTAGGAGCTCACGCAAATAATGGGACTGAAAGAATACACCCAACCGAAAAGCCTATAAATTTATATGGCTTTATATTAAAAAATTATGCCAAAGAGGGATTTAAAATACTTGACACGCATTTAGGCAGTGGAAGTATTGCGATTGCTTGTCACGATTATGGATTTGACCTTACGGCTTGTGAATTAGACAAAGAGTATTTTAATAAGGCAATGCAAAGAATAAATAACCACGTATCACAACAAAAACTATTTTAATTTCGTACATTTACAAAGTTTTGTTTTAGCCGCTGAAGAAATTTAGCGGTTTTTTTATATCTTTTTGTTATTTATTCAAAAAAAGTATTATATTTGTAGCTGTAATGTAGTGAGACACGTTACAAAACCGAAAATATTATAAAAATCCTATCATGAAGGCGAGTCTCACACCAGCCAACTTGATGGGATTTTACTTTTTAACTAAATAGTTTATCGGTATCTTAAAACCGTTATTATTATGGCAAAATTTGAATTAAAATTTTTAGATGCAGATTGTAATGATACTTACATTACTTCTAATGCTTACTTTGGAGAAAATTTAAATAGAATATGGATTGAAATAGGTTCTATTAGTGATAATGAACAAAAATCTTTTATTTTATTAGATAAAAGTACCGCTATTAAATTTGCTAAAACACTTCGTACAGAAATTAATAAAATTACAGAAAGTGAGGTAAAAAATGGCTAAAGAATTACCATACTTTAAATTTGAACCTAATCAATGGGAAAATGGTAATATACAAATGTTATCAAGAGATGACAAAGGTTTGTTTATTGATTTATGTTCTATGTATTGGTCAAGACTTGGGGATGTGCCTTTAAAACTTGCTGTTCAAAAATTATGCGCTGGCAATGCGACCGCATTAAATTCGCTTTGCGACAATAGAATTATCGCTATTGAAGATGACTTTATACGTATTGATTTTTTAGAAGAACAATTGTCTGAATTTGATAATATAAGTAAACAAAACAGTAAAAACGCTAAAGATGGATGGGATAAACGCAGGAAAATTAATGATTTAAGCGAACGCAATGCGACCGCATTAAATTCGCAATGCGAAAACGATGCCATAAGAGAAGATAAGATAAGAGAAGATAAAAATAATATATCGCTATCGCTTGAAAATGATTTTTTAAAATTTTGGAATATTTACAACAAAAAGAACGATTCAAAAAGATGTAAAGACAAATTTATAAAATTGCCTAAAAAAGATATTGATAAAATTTTGGAGGTTGTATATGATTATGTAGTTTTGACCCCTGATGTAAAATTTAGAAAAAATCCTTTGACTTGGTTAAATGGTAAATGCTGGAACGATATTGAAAAAACAGAATACTCGCCAACTCCTGAAAAACCTTTTGGCAAAACAAATCAAATTTAAAAACAATGGAAAATTTTATAAATGGTTTTGAAATAGAAAATTATAATATTCACGGAATACCTAACGGATCGAAAACTCACACTTGCCCTGTATGTTCAGCAGACAGAAAAAAGAGTAAAGATAAATGTCTTTCGGTTTTTTGGGATACTGGATTAGGTTTGTGTAATCATTGCGGAGAAAAAATACAATTGCATACTTTTAAACGTAAAGAAATTACAAAACAATATGTAAGACCTATTTTAAACAATATTAAGCGTGATTTTAGCGACAAATTTATAAATTATATATCTAATGTTAGGGGAATAGATTTAAACGCTTTAAAATCATTAAAAGTTAGAGAGTCAAAAGAATGGATGCCACAAACAAAAAAAGAAGAAAATTGCATTTGTTTTGATTATTATTTTAATGGGGATTTAATAAATGTAAAATATCGAGATGCAAAAAAGAATTTTAAACTTTACAAAGATGCCGAAAAGATATTTTATAATTTAGATAATATCGCAACGGAAAATGAGTGCGTAATAGTAGAGGGAGAATTTGATGTATTGGCATATTATACAGCAGGTGTAAAAAATGTAGTTTCAGTTCCTAATGGATTTAATTTAAAAGGCGAATTAAATCTTGATTACATTGATAATTATTACAATTACTTTGAGGGTAAAGAAACTATTTATATTGCAGTAGATAATGACGATGCAGGGCAAAAAGGTCAAAAGGAATTGATAAGAAGATTTGGAGCGGAAAAATGTAAAATAATAAACTTTGATGAATGCAAAGATGCTAACGACTATCTTTTAAAGTATGGTAAAGAATCTTTGGCTAATACTATTAAATTTGCAAAAGACGTAAAGATTGAGGGTATTTTTACTATTGCAGACGTTTCAAGTTCTATGATAAACAGTTATAGGAACGGACAAAATAGAGGAGAAACAACAGGAATAACAGAAATAGACAAAGCTTGGACTTGGAGAAACGGAGAAGTAAATTTGTGGACTGGTTACCAAAACGAGGGAAAGTCTTTATTTTTAAATCAATTGTGTTTAATTCGTTCTATTATTTCAGGGGTTAAGGTTGCTGTTTTTAGTCCTGAAAACTTTCCTTTGGATGATTTTTATAATGATTTAATAGAAGCATATATTGGCAAATCTTGTGATCCTTACTATTATAATAATTATATGAGCGAAGAAGAATATAAGCAAGGAATGAATTTTATAAAAGATTATTTCTTTGTGATATATCCTGATAAAGATTTTAAACTGCAAACTATTTTCGACAAAGCTAAATATTTGGTAAAAAAGCACGGAATTAGAACTTTAGTAATTGACCCTTATAACACAATTGAACACCTAACAAATGCAGGAGAAAGAGAGGATTTATATATTTCTCGTTTTATGACTCAATTAAAAAGATTTGCAATTGAAAATGAAGTAAGTGTAAATTTAGTAGCGCATCAGGTTACACCAATGAAAAACGAAAAGGATCAAGGGCGTTATTTTAGACCCGAATTAAACAAAATTAAAGGAGGCGGAACTTTTGCAGATAAAGCTGATAATGTTTTATATGTTTGGCGACCAAATAGAGCATTAGATTTTAAAGATCCTGACGTTGTTTTTGGTTCTCAAAAAATTAAGAAACAAAAATTAGTCGGAATACCGCAAAATATAGATCAAATTACTTTTAACGTACGAGAGCAAAGATATTATTTTAATGGTGTTAGTCCTTTTACTTATTTAGATAAGGTTAGAAACGGAACGCAAAACGAAATAGAAGAACTAAAACAAATAAACGCAACACTTGACGAGGCTTTTGATATGTTTGAGTGTTATGATAATGATAATGAAGTACCTTTTTAATTATGGAAATAAAACTACACATAAAACCGATGTCGATTAATAACGCTTTTAAAGGTCGTAAATTTAGGACAAAAGAATATGATATTTTTATAGTTCAATGTTTAAGATTGTTGCCGAATAAAATCGAGATACCTGATGAAACAAATATTAAATTAGCTTTGGAATTTGGCTTTAGTTCTAAAGCAAGTGACATAGATAATTGTGTAAAAACTTTTATTGATTGTTTGGTAAAAAAGTATAAAGTGGATGACCGATTCATATACGAATTACACACGTTTAAAACAATAGTAAAAAAAGGAGAGGAATTTATAAGGTTTAAAATATACTAAAATGAAATTAGCCGATAAAATAGAATTATTTAAAAAAAAGAATCTTGATCGCCTAGAGCATACCTTTAAAAATGGTTTAATATTTAAAGGTAGCGGAACTTATAAGTTACATTGGTGGATTGATATCCTTTACAAAGATGCTGTAAATGAGTGGAATACAAAAAAAGAAAAAAATATTGCAAATTTTCTTGAAAAATGTATTGCGTAATTAATTTTTATTACGATATTTGCTAAAGAAAACAACAACAAAACACAAATATTATGACAACTCAAGATTTAACCCAGTACGCAGACCAAATTCAAGAAATGGCAATGTTTGCAAAAAGAATTAATTACAATATTGAAAATGGTATTGAAGGACTTGCGAAATTATGGATTCAAGACGGATTGAAATTTCAACATTTTGTAGAAGATAACAAAGCGGATTTTATTAGAACAACTAAAAAATTTTTAAGATAATGAAAAGAACAATAAAATACATTTATTACAGAGAAGTTCAAGGATCTTCTGATAGGTCTTTTAAAACAATTCAAGAGGTACACAAGTACGCTAAAATGATGAATATTGAAAACTATGAAGTTAAAGAAGTAATCGAAATAACAAGATAAAAATTATGTTGACAGTAAAAAACAAAGCCGAAAAATTAGTTTTATCCATGCACGGAATAGAAAATGACCCTAATCATTACATGTCAATTGATAATGCTAAAAAATGCGCATTAATTGCAATTGATGAAATACTTGGAATGGTAGACGAAGAAAGTCTATATTTTGATTATTGGTCTGAAGTGAAAGAAGAAATAGAAAAAATGTAATTATGACTTTACAAGAAATCAAAGACTTATTTGGAATTGACCTAACAATTAAGAATAGAAAACCGCATTTTGTATATTTAAGAGGTATTTATATGGATCAGGAAATAGAAAATGGCAGAAATAATTTAAACATTTGTAAGGAATTAAAATGTAATCACGCTACAGGGTTTCACTACTTCCAACGTAAAGATTTTTATAAAAACATTAAAGAATATAATGAAGTTAAAATAGCTTTTGATAATAAAGACGCTGATTTATTTAAAGATATAGACTTTAGATTAAATAATGTTAAGTATATTCATTACAAAGAATTAGAACGTAAAAAGCCTAAAAAAATAAAGTTAGAAGAAATGCCTGAAGTAAGATGGCACTATTTAAGGATTATTGAAGCATTACGCAAAGATAATAGGCACAGTTTGTGGGAAAAACCAATGAAGGAGTTTACAATTAATGATTATAAAATTTTAGAAGATTTGGAAAATGGCAAATAAAAGAAATATAAAACCGTTAACGCAAAGGTTATCGATTTATGAACAGGAATATAAATTGAAAGAACAAGCTAAAGAAGTACTTAAAAAAATAAAAGAAGATGCCAGATATATCAATGTGTCAAGGAATTAATTGCAATATAAAAGATAATTGTTATAGATTTAAAGCCGAACCGAGTAAGTTTAGGCAGTCTTGGTTTTGTGAAAGTCCTAATTTAGATCCTTATTATTGTGATTATTACTGGGAAGTAACCAAACCAATCCACAAATTTAACAACGGTCAAGGTGCTACACTATGCAATAAGTGCAGTAAAATTATAAGCACAGGATTAACAAAAGAATTATATTGTTCAGATAAATGTGAAAAAAAAGGATTATGAAATATATTTTAGTTTGGATAGCATACGAGTTTATAAGACCAAAAGCGATTTGGTTATGGAATTTTTTAATAAGTAAAGCATAAATTATGGAAGATTTTGCACAAGGAATAGTTATCGGTTTTATGATGGGAATTTTTTTTTCTATTGTAGCTTATGTATTAAAAACAAAAAATTATATTTAAAATTATGAGAAAAAACGAAGCGATTGAATTTGCAATATGGTTAAAAGAAAATTGTTTAATAGAAAATGATATAATATTTTATAAATGGGTAGACCCTTCTGAAATACTAACGGAAGAAGATTTATATAAATTATTTAAAATTGAAGAATCTAAAAAAAAATATCCTGTTTTTTTTAGAGGTAAAGAATATTACGAAAAAGATTGTAACAGCCTATTTGTAGCGGTTTATGAATCGGAAGGAATAGAGGCAATAAATACTGATGGAGGAATTTATACTTGTGGCGGTTTAAGTGTATATCCTGATGGAACATTAGAAGAATTTTAATAAATAAAACAATATTATGAAAACTAAACCAAAACAAGTTCCGTTAAGAATCAGTATTGAATTGTACGAAAAAATAAAATCCAATGCAAAAAAAGAACAAAGGTCATTTAATAATTATTTAGTAAACTTATTAACAAAGCATACTTAAATTATTTTTTACTATATTTGTAGGAATGATTAAAGAGCTATCAAAATACCATGATCAATGGATTAATTACGCAACTAAAATTTGCGGTAATCACCAGGACGCACAAGACCTTGTGCATGATATGTATTTAAAAATGTACGATATTGATAAAGAAGTAAACCATTCTTATATTTATTGCGTTATTAAAAATCTTTTTTTGGATCAATACCGAAAGAATAAAGTAAAAGAAAAAACGGTATTTTACCAAGAGGAATATACAGAACAAAACGAGGAAATAGATTTTACCGCAGCTTACGAAGATTCGTTAAAAGAACTTAAAAGCTATAAGCAATTGATTGTTAATTTTTCTACTAAAGATGGAGTTAACAACTTCGCCAGGCAAAGCGGAATTTCACGAGCCACAATAATCAGGATTAGAAACGAATTTAAAACAATACTATGTCAAAAAGTAAAGGACTTGGAGATTCAATCGCAAAATTAACTGAAGCAGTCGGAATAAAGCCTTGCGTTAGTTGTGAGAAAAGAAAAAACATTTTGAATAAACTATTCCCATTTAAACAAGTTAACGCTTTAAATCGTGCACAAATTAAGTTAATTGCAAAGTTAGATACTTTGTCAGATATGGAATTAATAAAAATTTATAACGATGTTTTTAATACGGTTTTAGATATTGAAAACTTTACCGAGAATATTAGGAATGCAGTAATTAATGATTTAAAAAAATTATATGAAAATAAATAAAATATTATTAGGATTATTTGCGGCTTTATTAATAGGATGTACCGCAGAAGAATTACCGACAAAGAATATGTATGAATGTTGCAATAGAGTTGTTTCTATAAGTAGCCAACCATTACCAGGAAGCGGTTCTTCTGCACTTGGTTCTTATGTAACAAAGAATGATTGTGATGGTTCATACCAAAGAAGTAATTATAGTGAAACATTTCTTTGTCCGAAAATCGGAGATTGTGAATAATTGATTAAACAAAACTTAAAACAATGGCTGGAAAAGGCGGAGCAATACCAGGAAACGGAAGAAAGTCAAAAGCAGATGAAGAAAAAGTAAATACATTATTTGCTAATGCTTTAAAAACTTTTTATAAAGTAGATACAGATGTTGAAGCTAAAGAAAAATTAGTTCATACTTTATTAGAATCTCAAAGAGGTCAAATATTTATATCAGAACATTTATTTGGCAAACCTAAAGAAACAGTAGAAACTACTCACAATATAAACGACTTTAATATTAAGGATTTAATTTCTTTTAAATAAAAGTTGTATATTAAATTTAAAAAGTCATCATTTATAAGTGGTGACTTTTTTACATTATTAATAAATTAAAAGAAATTGATAACAGTTAATAAAAAATATTTGCCATTATTTAATACTTCAAGTAGGTACTTTATAACCACTGGAGGTAGAGGCTCTTCTAAATCATTTAGCATAAATACTTTTTTGTTGTTTTTAACTTATGAAACAGATAACGTAATATTATTTACTCGTTATACTTTGACATCAGCACACGTTTCTATTATTCCTGAATTTACCGAAAAAATAGAATTGCTTGATAAATTCAAGGACTTTCATATTACAAAAGATGAAATAATAAATGTAACTACGGGTTCTAAAATTATTTTTAAAGGAATAAAAACAAGTTCAGGACAACAGACTGCGAATTTAAAATCGTTAAGCGGTGTTACTTGTTTTGTACTTGATGAGGCTGAAGAACTAACAGACGAAAACGTATTTGATAAAATAGACTTTTCTATAAGACACAAAACAAAACAGAATAGAGTTATACTCGTTTTAAATCCAACTACTAAAACACACTTTATTTATAAAAAGTTTTTCGAGAGTAAAGGAGTAGAACCTGCATCCAATCTTACAAAAGGCGATACAACTTACATTCATACAACCTATTTAGATAACAAAGAATTTTTATCGGAGTCATTTTTAAATCAAATAGAATATTTAAAAGAAAATAATCCAATAAAATATAAGCATACAATTTTAGGCGGTTGGTTAGATAAAGCCGAAGGAGTAGTCTTTACAAATTGGAAGCTTGGTAAATTTGAGGAGGTTGCTCCAAGTATTTACGGTCAAGATTTTGGTTTTAGTATTGACCCGACTACATTAATACA